ATTTAAAGAAAATAATCAAGACTCTTTGGATAAAGAGTTTAATGAAAACTATGAATTTCAAACTAGTACACGTGGTATTAAAGTAAGAGGTGTTTTTTCTTCACAAGAAGAAGGAGAAATACATTGTAAAAAATTAAGAGAAATAGATGTAAATCATGATGTATATCTAGGACAAGTTGGTGTATGGATGCCATTTCATCCAGAAGCATATAAAACTGGTAAAGTAGAATATTTAGAGAAAGAGTTAAATGAATTAATGCATGAGAAAAAGAAAAATGACGATGAAAGTAAAGAGAAATTTAACAATAGAGTTAAAGAAGCTAAAGAAAAAGCTATTAGAGAAAATATTGAAAAAGCTAAAATAACTGGAAATAAATTAATGCAATCTATAAATGAAGATGGAAACCTTGTTAATAGTGATATAATGGATGTTCCTGGTAAAAATCTATTATTTGGTAACTCTGAAAATGATGATGTAGCAACAGCTGATTTAAGAAACAAATTATTTAATGATGAGAATGTAATAATAGGTATTGATAAAAATAACGATCATGGTGCTAGTAAACTTATAAAAAAAGACAATAATTCAGATTAATATATATTTAAATATTAAATTATTATATTTTAATAAGTTAAAATATAATAAAATATAATTTTGTAATAAAATATAATGTATAATAATAGTAATTTAAACAGAGAAGAAATGTTAAACATATTTAAGTTTGGATATGGTATGGTTTTAATAACTAATACTCATTTAAATGACAGGTATAGATAATATTGGTTATATTATAGATAAATAATATAATAATATATTAATATTAATTTATTATTATATGCAAAAAAATAAAATATGTCAAGCAGATAATTGTAATAATAAATTAAAAATATCAGATTTATATTGTAGATGTAATAAAAAATTCTGTATACAACATAGATTAGCTGAATATCATAATTGTAGTTATAATTATAAATATACTAAAGAAGAAGAAAATAAAATTATAAATCAAATGAAATCGGGATCAGAAAAAGTTATTAAATTATAAATGGGGAGATATTACCATTTACTCTTTCTAACATTTATTTTAGGACCTTTCTTTTTGTCTCTTGTATTTGGATCATATATTTCTTCATCATCATCTGAATTCATCTCTTTAGATATATCCCAAAATTCTTTAGAACCCAATTTAAAAGCTTTATGATGATCTGCTTTATACCAAAATATTTGATCATTTAAACGATTAGATTTAGAATTATTATTTATTACCAAACATTCATAATTTTCAGTACACTGATCCATAACTTGACAAAATGACTCAAATGTAGGAAACATACCTGCATAATTTTCATAAATTCTTTTTCTATTTGATATATAAGGTTCTCTCAATATAAATACATAATCTATATTTGTTCTCAAAGTTGGTGGAATACCTAATGGATATTGCATTGTTATTATTAACATCATTTTCCAATGACGACCATTCATAAATAACAATCTCATCATTTTATCTCTTGTCCAACTAGCATCAAATAAACAATCATCCAATATAACAAATGCTCTTGGATCTATTGTTGTTTTTTTATATACTTGCATTTCTTTATTTATTTGTTTTAAAACTGTTCTTTGACGCTTTAGAATATTTTCTATTATTGCACTATTATATTCATCATGTATAAATAATTTAGGAACATGTTCAGAATAAAAACCATTACCTGCTTCTGTTCCACTTATAACAGTTCCTAGTGGTATATCTTGATGATAATATAATAAATCTCTAACTAAATAAGATTTACCTGTATCACGACGACCAATTAAAACTATAACAGGTCCTTTGTTTTCATCAGGTTTAAAACTTATAGACTTCATATCAAATTTTTTTAATTCAAGAGTCATGTAATTATATATTTAATAATATATATTTTAAATATATATTTAATCAATTATATATTTAAAATATAATAAATCTATTTTAGTTAAATTTATAAAATATATTTATACAATATTTTATAAAATGAATATTTATTATAAAAAAAATAACAATGTAAAATTATTTAATCAATTAGAAAATAGTTATAACTTGATTAATGCACAAAATTATATTCCAATATATAATCATTTTTTTAATTTATCTAGCACTAATTTTAATTCTATTAATTTAAATAATAAATATTATATAACTAATTTAAAAGAAAGACTTTCTGATAGTAAGTTTATAGCTAGAATTTCTGATGATTCAAACAATATTATTGATAAAAAAATATTCATTAAATATAGTCCACTTATAGATCCATGTAAATTTATGGTAGGAAAATATGATATATCATATGATATAACCATTCTTCCTAGTTTTGATAATTCTAAAAATATTTTAAATAAACTACAAGATATGAATAATTCCGCATATACAGATGGATTTTTCTCATACTTATCTAGCTATCTATTAAATAACTATAAGTTTATAAATGGAATTGATTATTATGGAGGATTTTTATGTATAAAAAAAGATTTTTATTGTAATATAGAAGATGATATTGATTATTTATGTGAATCTAAATATTTTCATGAAAATATTGATAAATTATTTAAGATAACTAATATTGATAAAATTAAAAATTTATTAAACAACACAAGAAATAATTATAAAAAAATCAATATAAATATTGATGATTCTTATCATGACTTAAATGATATTATAGAATTAACTGATAATGATATAAATAATGATGATATAAATAATACAGATATAAATGATGATATAATATTAGAATATAATAATGAAGATATAATCGTTAATTATTCTGTAAATAATTATGATCTATCAGATAATATAAATTTATTGAATAATATTAATAATAATTCAAATAATACAAGTAGTGGTTCATTGTGTTCTTCTAGAAGTTCAAATACATATAAAAGTAATACAACTGATAATGATAATACAGATACAGATACAGAAAGTGATACAGAAAGTGATACAGAAAGTGACACAGAAAGTGAGACAGAAAGTGAAACAGATGAAATAATAACAGTTAATTTAGATAATTTTCCAGTAAATTCTATTATATTAGAATGTTGTGAAAATACATTAGATGATTATATCTTAAATAATAAAATAAACGATATGGAATGGGAATCTATTGTACTACAAATATTATTTACTTTAATTACATATCAAAAAGTATTTAATTTTACACACAATGATTTACATACAAATAATATTGTTTATATAAATACTGATAAAAAATTCATATATTATAAATATAATAATACACATTATAAAGTTCCTACATATGGTAAAATATACAAAATAATCGATTTTGGTAGAGCTATTTACACTCTTAAAAATCAACTTATATGTAGTGATAGTTATTCAATAAATGGTGATGCAAATTCACAATATAACTTCGAACCTTATTTTGATAAAAATAAAAAATTAATTGAACCAAATTATAGTTTTGATTTATGTAGACTAGGATGTAGTATATTTGATTATTTTGTAAATGACATTGAAGACATTGTTAAACTAAAATCACCTATAAAAAAATTAATATTGAAATGGGTTTTTGATGATAAAAATAGAAATATATTATATAAAAATAATGGAGATGAAAGATACCCTGATTTTAAATTATATAAAATGATTGCTAGAAGTGTTCATAGTCATGTTCCTAATATAGTTATTAAAGATACATTATTTAATAAATACTTTATTTCTAAAAAAAATATCAATAAAGGATATATTATAAACATAGATGACATGCCAATATTATCATAAATTATAATTTTTTTTATAAATTATAATTTATTTAAAAATCTGGATTACTAGTAAAAACACCAGGTGATTCTTTTTCATTACCAAAAATTTTATTTATATTTAATTTATCTATTAGTATATTAGAAATAATACTAGATAAACATACTAATATTGTTTCTCTTAAAATATCTTTTAATATTATATCTGATTTTAACAAGAATTTTATATTTATAAATTTAATTAATAAATAAATCCCACTAGTAATTAAAGATATTATTATTAAATTGCTCATATATTATAGAATAATCTAATAAATATATTTATTAATTCTAACGAAAATATTAATATCATTGTAATTCTTCTATTTCTAGATCAATTTCTACATCATCTAACTTATCATTATCATTGTAAATATCTTTATCTTTTGAAATATCATCCAATGATTCTATATCTAAATTAATATTATTATCTAATCTATCTGTATCAATATTTAATTTATGTGAATCATTATAATTTAATTTTATAGTATCTTTGTTTAAAATATTTTCTTCTTTCTCTTCTATTTCTTCTCTTTTTTTTTCTATATTTAAAGATTTATTTACGTTTTCTATTATATTATTTAATTTATTTCTTTCTTTATTTTCTATTTCACTTTTCACTTCATCACGTATTCTATTTAATTCTTTCTTCTTTAAATCTTCTTCCTGTTTTTTTATTAATTCTTTATCAGGAACTAATTCTTGTTTCTCTTCTATTTGAACATTTGTCTCATAACTTTCATCTAAATAAGCTCTTAATATATTTTCTACTGGTATACTATCTCTAATTGTATTTAATATACATTCTTTTATTATAATTTCTAATTCTCTATTATTTTTCTGAATAGACAATGGTTGTATATTTTTCTCGAATAAATATACATTTGTATATATTTTTCTTGCTACATTTATATATAATTTATGTATAAATTGATTTACTGATGGTATATTTATATCTATTTTTTTTTGTTTAGTTCCAACTCTAGCACAAGTTAATGCTTTTAATTGTAAAATATGAACACATGTTATTAAATCTTCTAAATATATACAATATGTATTTTCTAATATTCTAGACTTTTCATTATCTATAATTTCTTCACTCCATTTTGGTATATTATTTAATAAATTTTGAAAAGTCATTAAATATTTTTCATGTTCATCATTTTCTTCACATAATCTATTTGCTTCTTGAAATATAGAATTAATACCTTCAATTATACAAGGTGTTAAAACATTTACTAATCTAGCTGACCATTCATTTTTTGATTCTATTAATGATGATAAATTATAATCATCCATTTTTAGATAATTAAAATATTTTCTATAAGTATATTAATACGAAAATAATAATAATTTAAAATAATAAAAATTAATAATTCTTCATTTCTAAATTCTTTTTTATACTTATTATAAACTAATATAAATTTATATTTATTAAAATTATTTTCTAAAACATTTTCTATATAATACAATAATATATTTCCTGAATAACCATCTAAATATAATACATTTGTAAATGTTAATAAATTTTTATAACAATATATATCTTTAATATCTATTAACTTATCATATTTTTCAAAATATTTTACTAATTTATTATATTTTTTATTATATAAAATACTATATTCGTCTTTATTTTCAGATAAAAAAACATTTCTAATATATATTTCACTAAATCTAGATAAAATTGGTCTAAGTATTTTATATTTATCATCTATTACTATAAAAAATCTAGTACTATGATTATAAATTTCTATACATCTTCGTAACGCTGATTGAGCATCAAATGTTAGTTTATCTGCATTTAATAATATAATTGACTTAAAATATATATTATTTTTTTGATCTATTATTGTATTGGCAAAATACTTTAAATTGTCTCTTATAAATTTTATATTTCCTTTACCATGTGAACAGTTTAAAATCATAACATATTTACTTATATTTTCTCTAGTAGTATATATTTTATAAATAAATTTTTCTAATAATACTTTTTTTCCACTTTTATTATCACCATAAAAAATAATGTTACAAATATTGTTATTTTCATACAATTTACATAATTTATCAAATTTATCTGAAATATAAGGTGTTTCTATATTTATATCATTCATAAATTATTTAATACTTATATTAAATTTATTTTTATTAATATTTTATATATATATATTTTTATTAATTTAATAAAAATATCTATAAAATTTTTGTAATTTATTAAATATACTTATTATGTAATATAGAAATAAATATGTCTGCTACTTCTGCTTCTAATTTTTCAAGATTGAGAAAAAAAAATAATTTGAAATTACAAAAAGCTCCTATAATAAAAGAAAACAATATATTATTTGAATCTCAAGAAATTAACAATGCAATTAACATCATAAATCAAGAAATTAATGATATTTGTACTAATATAATAAATGATATTTCTATAAGTATTATAAATTTTATAGAGAATAATTCAGATTTAATTATAGATACAGTTTCTTTGGATTCATTTGAATTAGATAATTTAGAAAATAAAATAAACATAAACACATATAATATAGATTTGCTCGAAAATTCATTAAATAGTATTAATATATCAAATAATTTTTATAGTAAATTACATATAGATTTGAGTTTTAACAGTTTAAAACAAGAAATTAATAATATTTCAAATAATTACTATGATAGACTATATATAGATAATTCATTAAATTTTAAAGTAGATAAAATCGATTTTAATGATTTATCTACCAATTTTAACACATTTATAAGTAACCATCATCATGATGATTCTATGGTTATAGACTTATCACGTGACTTTTATCTAATAAAACCAGATATTCAATCTAATACTGCTTTACTAAATGATTTATCTAACACAATTAATATTAATAGTATAATAATCAATGACATATCTCTAAGACTAGCTTCTATAGATGAGGATTTCTGTACAAATATAGCTAATTTTATAGAGAATAATTCAGAAATTATTATTAATTCGTTAAGTTTTGATTCACTGATATTTGATAGTCTAGAAGATAAGATAGATGAAAATAAAAAATTAATAGATGAATTATCAAATAATATGATTAATCCAACTCATTCTACTATTACTAGAAAATCTGGTAATCAATTAAAATCACATTTAACTTTACAGAGAGATATATATATTGATCCTAATTATTATATAGATATTAACCCTATAAATAAAAATGAAACAATAGCATTATTTTTTAAAATAGGTTATATAGTATCTTTTAATTCAGAAGAATTAATATCATTTTATGTATATAGAGGTGATTGCTCATTAAACCAAGATAGTACAGATATATGTGGTGGTATTTTGATTAGTAAAGACTGTTCATTAGGTTCTATGTATGGTGTTGAAAATCATAGTATATATATAAACACTGTATATGATAGTATTGATCAAAATACATATAATGGAACTGTTAGATATAAATTATTTTATAAAATAAGTAAAAATTTATATGCAACTGAAAATAATTTGTTTCCATCTGGTATTTTGGGTTATGATGATAATTTATATAATTTAATTAGCGTTCAACAATATTCTAATATTGATTATACTTTATCAATAATAGATAGTGGTTTAGAAATTTCTGGTGGAATTCGTCTAGATTATAATTTTGAAATAGCAAAATGGTATATAGAAGATGGTTTATATATTGATAAAGAAACTAAATTAAATGAATTAATAGTAGATAAAAAAGCCATATTTAATGGTGAATTAGAAATATTTAATTCGGTAACAGTAAAAAATTCTCTATATGTTGATGAACATGTAATATTTAATAATACATTAAATGTAACT